TTTGCTTCTTTGATTGAAGCGTAATTTGTTTATTTTAACGGAGGGAGTGGAAACACTCTCTCCATTAATTTTTTTTAAATGGAATACTATAACTACAACTTCAACACATTAAGAGGCTCTGACTATGTGCCTTATGGTAAGTTAGTTCTAAAGACTGCTCCAACGTCTACTGTTATATCATTATCAGAGGCTAAAGCATTTTTAAGAATAGACTCAGACTATGACGATGACAATACTTACATCACGAGTTTAATTAATGTTGCTACTCAAGTTGTAGAAGAGTTCACTAGACGTAGACTAATGACTCAGACGTATAATATATTTTACGATGAGTTCCCTCCTTACATTGACTTACAAGTAGGAGATGTTGCTAGTGTTACTCATATTAAGTATTACGATGCCGACAATACATTACAAACCTTAGCAGCATCAAATTACGATGTAGATACTAAGGTAAGACCAGGAAGGATATATCAATCGGAGAATGGAGACTTTCCAAACACTTACGAAAGACCAAACGCTGTAGAAGTTGAGTTTATAGTAGGTGGGACAGCTAGTGAAGTTCCAGCTCCAATAATTCAAAGCATTTACATAATTGTAGGTCGTTACTTCGAAAATCGCCAGGACGTCGTAATGGGAACTCAAGTAAATGAACTTCCATTGATGGTGGACCATTTATTAACTCCTTACCGATTGCTTGAACTATGATAATAGGCAAACTAGATAGAAAGTTAAAACCCTATAAAAGGACTTTTGACAATAATTTATACGGAGAAAGAGAGGTTAACTCTACCTCTTTTGTTACTATCTATGGCAGCTTTGATTTTAAAAGTGGCAATACAACTTATGATGCTGACGCATTAATCAACAAACAAATGATAGAATGTCTAGTTAGATACAGAACAGACATAGGAGTAAGCCCACAATATGCTTTAACTTTTGGCTCTACTGTTTATTCAATCAAAAGCATAAAAGAAGTAGGAAGAAAAGATAAACTAATACTTACATTGGTGGAAACCGATGCACTAGACTTAACGGTATAATGGCTACAGTATTTACAGAAAAAAATCTTAGAGGTAATCAAGGAGGACATCAAGGTCTTGTTGGATTTCAAATAGATGAGCAAGAACTTAAAGCCTTAATTAAGAGTATTGAAAAGCTAGGTATGTCTGATAGCCAAACTAAAGTAAAACTAAGACAAGGAATGAGAAAGGCTGCAAAGCCATTAGTAGATGAGTTAAGAAATGAAATAGATAAAGTAGAAGGTAAAAATAATGTAGGCAATGAAAATAGAGCTACTGGTAGACTTAAAAAAAGTATAGCTGTTATAAATGGTAAAATGAGAAGGGGTGCAGCTCCAGCAGTTTATGTAGGTCCAAGAGTTAAGGGTGCTTTTGCCAATAAGTCTAAAAGTGGTTTTCACTTCTTTTTCTTAGAGTATGGATTTAGAGGTAAGCCAGGAGCAAGAATGTTGGATAAAGTCTATGCTAGTGGAACTGCTAAGATGGCTCAAAGTAATGTTATTAATGAAATAAAAAAAGAGATAGAAAGGCTCTGGAGTAAAAGAATGAAATAATGGAAGTAGGAAAAGCAATATTTGATATATTAACAAGTGACTCTGGTTTACTGAATTTAGTTTCTGATACTGGTTCAAATCCTAGAATTTTCCCAAGTCGTTATGACTTTCCTATTGATGTTAAAGTTCCTTATATTACTTATCAAGTTGTATCAGACGAACCTAACAACACAAAGAACGGAGTAAGTCAGTATGACTATGTTACAGTACAAATAAGCATTTATGATACTAGATATAGTGGATTGATTGATTTAGCTGGTAAAGTTAGAACAGCTTTAGACTATGTAAGTGGAACATTTAGACATGTGCAAGTAGATAAGATATTTTTCCAAAATCAAAATGAATTATTTGACGATTCTGCTGGACAGCAAGGGTTTTATGGAATAGCACAAGATTACAGATTTAATATAAATAGATAGATATGTATAAAGTAAAGATAAAAAAAGATATTGAATGTAGAGGAATAGAATACAAACAAGGCGAATCTTACGAGGTTGGTCGAGTTGTAAGAAACTATCTCCAAGCAAACGATGCAATAGATACAACAAAGAAGAAGTCTAAAAATAAAGATTTAGATATTAGCTAATTATAAATTTTAAAATTAAAAGAAAATGGCAATTTTTAACGGAACGGATTTAATCCTAAAAGTCAGTCCATCTAGTGGGGGAACGGCTGTAAAATTGATGCACTCTCAGAATGTATCATTAAGTATGAACGTAGATACAATTGATATCTCAACAAAAGATTCTAGTGGTTACAGAGACCTACTAGCTGGTCAAATGTCTTACAGCTTATCAGCAGATGGTCTTATGGACTTTGCTGGTGTTGCTGGTGATACAGAGGTAGATGAATTATTTAACCAGATGTTTCAACCACTTGGTGGAACTGGTAGAACTGCTGTAACATTTGCTTTTGGCTTTACTACTCCAGCTACTGGAGAGTATAGTTATAGTGGTAGTGGTTTCATTACTTCTTTAGAAATAAGTGGAGGTACAGAAGATGCTCCAACTTATTCTGTAAGTATTGAAGGAACTGGAGCCTTAGTTCAGGCTGTGGCTTAATTAATTTCTTTGTTGGTTGGGGATTGTGCTACGGCACGTCTCCCAACTAGCAATTTAAAACTAACAAAGATATGTACGAAGTAGTTATAATAAATGGTAAAGATTACCCAGTAAGATTTGGAATGAACTCGTTGAGGTTATTCTGTAAAGATACTGGAAGAAGTTTAGCTGACTTAGATAAGCTAGGAGATGGAATGAGCTTAGACGATGCTTGTTATCTAATTCTAAACGGAATAAAAGACGGCTCACGAGTGAGTGGTCAAGAATGTTCTTTAAATGTTGATGATGTCGCTGACTTGCTAGACGAAGATTTTGAGGCACTGAATAAAGTGCTAGAGATATTTTCTACTCAATTCTCTGCTAAATTTGAAACGGAGGGAAACGACAAAGCCACGAAGAAAGTGGCAAAGAAGAAGAAGTAACTTGGGATAAATTAGAGGCTATAGGTTATGGCTTCGGTTTACTACCTAAAGACTTTTGGAGTTTAACATTCCACGAGTTTCTATGTATGCAGAAAGGCTTTAATGATAGAGTACAAAGAGAGCAGCAGTGGGAATGGGAAAGAGTGCGTTGGTTGGCTTGTGTTAATTTACAGCCACACACTAAGAAAGGACAAAACCTAACACCACAAAAGCTGATGAAGTTTGATTGGGAGAAAAAAGAAGTTAAGACCGACATTAAGAAACAAAAGAAAAGAGCAGAATATGTTAAAAAGAAATACGAATTGTTAAATAAAGACAATGGCACAGAAAACTCTTAGCGTAAAATTATCACTAAACGATAAGCAATTCCAAAGCAGCTTGAAGAAGGCTACTAGGAAAATGAAGAAGTTTGGAAAGTCAATGAAAAGTACTGGTCAAAATATGACCAAAAGTCTTACAATGCCTCTTTTAGCTTTAGGTGGAGCATCAGTAAAGTTAGCATCTGACTTTGAAACATCAATGACAAAAATATCTACTCTTGTTGGAGCATCTGCAAAAGATTTGAAAGAGTATGAAAAGGGCATAATGCAATTATCCGAACAAGTTGGAATTTCCGCAAAAGATTTGGCTGATGGTATGTTCTTCATTACTTCATCTGGTTTTGAAGGAGCAGAGGCATTAGAAGCTCTAGAAATATCAGCAAAGGCATCTTCAATGGGTATGGGTGAAATGTCATCTATTTCTAATGCTTTGACATCTATAATGACTGCATACGCTGATGAGCAAATGACAGCAGCTAAGGCGGGTGATTTACTACACGAGACATTAAAGCAAGGTAAGTTTGATGCTGGGCAGTTTATGGATAGTCTAGGTAGTGTAATTCCAGTTGCTGCTGGTGCTGGTGTTAGTATGGAAGAACTAGGAGCGGCATCTGCAACAATGTCAAAATTAAGTGGTGATGCTGCTGGTACATTGACAGCTATGAGGTCTTTAATGTTATCACTACTTAAACCATCAGAAAAACAAAAAGAAATATTAGCAGGTATTGGGATGACATCTGAACAATTAGGGAGGATGATGGATGAAAGTTTACTTGGTACTATGCAACATTTATTTACATCATTAGATGGTAATAATGAGGCCTTGTTTAATATGTTTGGTAGTTCTAAAGCTGTTGTTGGAGCTTTATCAACAATGGGTTTGCAATCAGAAACTTATACCAAAGTTTTGGATGGAATGAACAACAGCGTAGGTAATATTAACGAAGGTTTTAACACACTATCAGGTACATCTGGATTTAAATTTAAACAAACTTTAGTAAAACTTCAAAACGTAGGAATTGAGATAGGTAACATTCTATTACCAATAGTTATTGATTTAGCTGATGGATTTAAAAACCTATTAAATAAATTTAACCAACTCTCTCCAGATGCTAAAAAGATGTCTGTTGTTGTTGGTATTTTAGCTGGTGCTTTAGGTCCATTATTAGTCGTTTTAGGAAGTGTAATGTCAATAGTTGCTGTCCTTAGTATAAAAATAATTGCAATTGTTGCTGCGCTTGCCGCATTAGCTTTAGGTATTCTTTTTGTTAATGATAATTGGGAGGCATTTAAAGAAAGATTTAAAGATATTGATTGGTGGAGAAATGCTTTATTAGAGATGATTGCAGTGCTTATAGAGTTCAATCCAATGGGTTTATTACAAAAAGGATTTAATTCACTTTTAGAAACGTTAGGGGTTAAAATTCCCAATCCATTTGAAGAAACAGCTGACTTTTTTAGAGATATGAAAGTCGAACTAAAAGACTATGAAAACGACTTTGATGACTTTAGTACTTTTATCGGTAATCAAGGTAAAAAAATTAAAAAGGCTTTAAATATTTTTGGTGATGGTTTGGGTATTGGTGGTGGTGGTGATGGAGTAACCACTCCAAAAAGTGGTACAGCT